GGCGAGAAGTACACGGATGAACCCGACAAGAATGAATACTCGCACCCAGTCGAGGCGCTTGAGTACGCATTGCAGGGTGAAGGTGAAGGCCGTCAAGCACTGACTAACCTACATACACAGCAGAGGCAGGTGAGACAGGCACAGGTCAAGTTCAATGTCTTCTGATTGCTATGTCGTGTTCTGTGATGACAGCAAACACTGGTGGAGTCCGATACTCCATCCGACCATCCGGCATTGCTATGTGATCAAGCCTGAGAATGGGAAATGGATCGTGCATTCCAAGACGACAAAGGGCGTTGAAATGTACACCACAGATGATGTGACCCATGTGGTTGAAAATGATATCATCGTGAAGGCTGTAATTAGAGAACCCCGACGTGGGCTGTTCATGTTGAACACTTGCGTTGGGCATACGAAACAAGTGTTAGGGATAACCAAGCCATTTATCTGGACCCCTTATCAACTGTATAGGTATCTGAAACATGAAAGCACCAAAAGCACCTAAGCCCACAGCACAGCAAATCGCTGTTGAGCGTCGTCAAGCACAAGCACTGGATGAAGAGATTCGAGAGCAGGAAGAACGCTTTCGCGCAATGGCTCGCGGCAAGTTAGGAACCAAGTCACTTCTGGGTGGCGTACCTCGTACTCGTGCTGAAGCCGCAGGTGGCGCAGGACGTGCCGCTCCCGCTCGTACCATGTTGGGTATGGGTGGAATGGGTGGAGCCGCTCCCCGTCGTGCTGGTGGACGCTCAGGTCCATATAACGGCACTCGTTCACAACTTGTATAGGTAAACCCTATGAGCTTGCCCCCGCATCTAGGCTCGATCCACGACATCAAGGAACGAGAGCAAAAGGCATTCAACACTCAGGCAATGTGGCACGACCAGTTGCAGGATGTGTATGAATATTTCCTACCTCAACGGAACTTGTTTGATCGTGATGATCGTGGTCAGAAGAAGATGGATCGCATCTTTGACTCGACTGCGTTGACGGCTATCCAGCAGGGCGCGAGCAAGCTACAAGAGAACATCGCTCCGATCATGTCGCGTTGGGCTACCTTCCAGCCAACCGATGAGATCATCCGCTTGGTCGAATCAGGGCAGTTCGATGTGTCAGAGGAAGACATCCGGGCGAACCTAGACCAGCAATGCGAGCTAGTCTTTGACTATATCAATCGATCCAACTTCCATACGCAGTTCTATGAGGCGGCGCTTGATCTATTGGTAGGCACAGCCACTATGAAGATCGAGGAAACGGACGATGAGAACAATCCTATTTGCTTCAACACGATCCCACAGAAGGGCATTGCGTTTGAAGAGGGTCCATACGGCGGCGTCGAGACACATTGGCGACGGTTTGAGGTTAAGGCGCGTCTGCTAGAGCGTATGTGGCAGGGCTTTGAAGCGTCACAGAAAGTCCGCAACATGATCGAGAACAGCCCTAACAGCGAAGTGCGCGTATCTGAGGGCGTGATCTTTGACCCTAAGAGCAAGCGTTACTACGGATGTTTGTGGGTTGCAGAGGAAAACCGATTCTCATGGACTGAAGACTTCGGCGTATCAAGCCCATGGGTCACTGGTCGCTACACAAAGGTAGCTGGCGAAGTCCGTGGTCGTGGTCCAGCGATGCAAGCGTTACCCGATGTGCGCTCATTGAACAAAGCCAAAGAGTTCGTACTGCAGAAAGCCGCAATTGACCTCGCTGGGATGTATACGGCTACTGACGACGGCGTAACAAACCCTTACAATATGGTCATTGCACCGGGTGTCGTGATTCCAGTCGGATCAAACAACACCAACAACCCTTCTATTCAACGTCTCGATACAGGATCGAACCTTGCTCTCGCGCAATTCGAAATCGTGGAGCTTCAGAACGCTATCAAGTTGGCACTGTTCAACGACTTGCGTGATCCTGCTGGTCCTGTTCGTAGCGCCACTGAAGTTGCTATTGAATCCCGAGAGCTTGCAAAACGGATCGGGTCGGCATTTGGGCGACTTCAGACCGAGATACTCGTACCAATACTCAAGCGTGTCGTCGCAATACTGACTCGACGCGGGTTGATCGTCCCCATTGAGCTAGAAGGCCGTGATGTCACCGTCAAGTTCACTTCTCCATTAGCACGAGCGCAGGATGGCGAGGATCTGTTGGCTGTTCAGCAAGCCGTTCAGTTCGTATTGGGTACATCCGGCCCCGAACAAGTGTTGATGGCGTACAAGACCGAGGACTTCGGTACATGGGCGGCACAGAAAACAGGGATGCCAGCGGAGTTGGTGCGATCTGAGATCGAGAAACAGCAGATCATCCAAGCTGGCGCACAGGCACAGATGCAACAACAACAACAACCGATGGAAGCTGAATGACTTGGGAAACAATTGAGGGCGCAAGCCCAGAAGCCAAGAAACAGAAAGCCAAAGCACAAGAACAGATCAACGAAATGACCAAAGCCTATGCCCGATGCTTCGCTACTGAAGACGGGCAAAAGGTTTTAGAGGATCTGACACGGCGCTTTCTCTTCGATAACTCGACAGCCCTATCCAGCCAGAACGTCGCGTATGAAGCGGCGTATCACAATGGCGAAGCTGGGGTGATTCGCATGATCATCCACTATATACAGCAAACCGAGAGACTATGACCGAAGAAGCCAAGAAGCGGGCGCGCAAAGCGAAGCCCAAGTACGAGGTCGTCTGCGAGCATACTGACCACCTTGAGAAGATTGGTTGCGAACTTGACTGGCTGAAGCCACTGCATGACCGGTATGGCTTTGAGAAGTTCGAGTACGTCCACAAATTCCGAGCGTTCCGATGCTATAAGGATGGGCAACACGTTGATTGGATCGACGTAAATAACTTAGCCCTGATCAATGGCAAGCGGAGGCTGGAAGTTATCCTTATGCAACACCAACCCATAAGCCCCAAGAGGGCTGTCATTAACTATCCTTGGAGATAATCATGGAAGAACAGGCCGTAGAAAGTAACGACACCCTGACATCATTAGTAGATGCCGCTGAACCCACGCTAGGTGAAGGCGAATTCTTTCTAAGTGAGGGCATCAAGGGCGTTGGCGACCTACCTGAGTGGTACAAAGCCGACAAATACAAGTCAGTCGCAGAGCAAGCGAAGGCATATACCGAGCTTGAGAAGAAGTTTGGCGGGTTCACTGGCGCACCAAAGGACGGATACGCACTGGCTGAGGGTGTCGAAGCTGGCGATGCGTTGTGGGCGGAGCTAGTTGAGTTTGGCACCAAGCAGAATATGTCTCAGTCTGCCATGAATGATGCGTGGGCATTGCTGACAGCGCAGGAACAGGCCATTGAAGAGGTCTCGCTTGAGACTGAGATGGCAAAGCTAGGCGATAACGCTGTTGAACGCATCAAGGTTGTTGAGCAATACATGAAGAACAATCTCGATTCGGACACATACGAAGAGCTTCGCTACGCTGTGAACAGTGCTGAGTCCATTCAATTGATCGAGGCGCTGATCAAGTCCACGGCTCCCGCTAAGTTGCCGATTGATGGCTACATTGAGCCGGGTGGCGTTACGTGGGAAGACATCGAAGCAGAGATGTTTAAGAAGCACGAGAGCGGTCAGATGCTCCGCGCAGTCGATCCCAACCATGAGCGCAAGATTCAGCGCATGATGAAAGAGTTTGGTGGTGATAAGCCATACGAACGCATTGTTGGCTAAGACATTTCTTGTGGTATCATAGAGAGATCGGATACCCCTTTCACAAGGCCCGGTAGTTTTTAGGTTGAACGACTGACCGACTGCCGGGTACTCAGTCCAAAACCTCTTAATCATTGTTATACATTTGACATAGAGGAGACTGAATCATGTCAATTAATCTCTCCGCAGTAGCGGTAACTGAATTTGACAGCATGGTGAAGCACGCTTACGCGAACGCTGGCTTGCTCAAGAACGCTGTCACACTCCGTAACAACGTCGTAGGTGATACCTACAAATTCCGTCGTATGGGCAAGGGTCTTGCTAACCAGAAGGCTAGCTCTGCTGACGTAACTCCAATGAACGTAGGACACGAGTTCAAGACTGCGACTCTCGCAAACTGGAACGCGCCTGAGTTCACTGACATCTTTGACGCGCAAGACGTAAACTTCGACGAGAAGCAAGAGTTGGCGACCACAATCGCTGGCGCTTTGGGTCGTCGTTGCGATCAGCTTGTCATTGATGCAATGGACGGTTCTACTCCATTGACAACTGCTGTCCCTGCTGGCGGCACTAACTTGACCATCGCTAAAGTAAACTCAGCGCAGGTCGAGCTACGTGACCAAGGCGTTCCAAACACTGAGCTTTTCGCTGTTATCGAAGCTGGTGGTTTGGGTGGTCTGTTGAACGACGAGAAGGCAACTTCTGGTGACTATCAGGCTATCAAGGCTCTTGTATCTGGTGAGATCAACACTCTCGTTGGCTTCCAGTTCATCATCCTTGAGACTCGTGCCGAAGGCGGTCTGACAGAAGCGGCTAACATCGTTGACTCTTGGTTCTTCCAGCGTCCAGCGGTTGGCCTTGCTGTCGGTATCGACATGAAGACTGAAATCAACTACGTCCCTGAGAAGACCTCTTGGCTTACCAACGGTATGCTGAAGGCTGGCTCTGTTGTACGTGACGAAGGTGGTTTGGTTAAGGTCCAGTACGACAAGACTGCATAAGTCTTACCCGGCCCCTTCGGGGGCCATTCTATTTCTAGGTGAGTTATGGCGAGCAAGATCGACTTAATTAGCAATGCGCTTATTCTGATCGGGGATACTCCGATTAATTCACTGACGGGTGGATCACGGCGCGAGACTGTCGCAAACAATCTGTATGACAACATCGTCCAGAACGAGCTAACAAAGCATCGTTGGGGCTTTGCACGTCGTAAGGCGCAGATGTCTCTGCTGACAGATACACCGACCGATCCCAATGAGTGGAAGAGCATTTACCAGCTACCCACTGACCTGCTATTCCTGATCACTGTTTCCCCTGATTCCAACTATCAGGTGTATGGCGATAAGGTATATAGCAATTCATCAAACGCTCTATACGCTGACTACATTGCAAACGTCACTGAAGATGAGTGGCCCGTGTACTTCGCAAAGATGATCGAGTACGCATTGGCTATGGACTTCGCGGCGAGCATTAGAGACAGTTCAGCGGCACGAGGTGAGATGGCGGCGGCTTATGTGAATGCGTCCCGTATGGCGCGATTCACGGACTCTCAGCAACATCCTACGCAACCCATAAGAAGTAACCCATTTACTAACGTGAGGTTCTAATGGCTAAGACTCGATTCATTCAGTCTAGCTTCGTAAGTGGCGAGCTATCCCCGCTTCTCAAGGGTCGTGTTGATATCAACCAGTATTATCAGGCGGTAGAGACTGCCGATAATGTTGTGATTGTCCCTCAAGGCGGTATGCGTAGACGCCCCGGCACTGAGTTCATCGGCGAGTGCGTCAAAGGCATTTCAAAGATGTCGCCCACGTACACGATGCCCAATGGCGGGACAACATCGGTACTCAATGACGGTGACGACACAACAACAACTTCAACCACTACTCCCATTGGTACGACTGACCCGTATGTCGTGGCAAAGATGGATCTTCTCTCTGACCAGCAGATTGAGTTTGTGGATCTGAGGCAGATCAGTTTATCCAGCGGCACAAGCTCGCAGTTTAGGGTTCAGTATTCAACGGATGATGTGACATATACAGATGCCGCATCCGTCCCATTGCTTGGCACTAACCCGCAAAACTTTCGATTATTGGTTGATCAGACGGCGAGATACTGGCGGTTGGCACGTATTGGTTCGACTGACTTGGGCTCCGCTACGGTAACGCTTGCAGGGCTTTCGCTATACCAAGAGTCTGCGATTTTAAGCACTCCCCGCCTAGTAGATATGAGCGTGGAAGATGATCGTCATTACTTGGTTGAGTTTACGCGAGACAACATCCGCATTTATCGCACTCCGAATACAGTAGTTGCAGACATCAAGCCCACATATAGCAGTCTGACATCGGCTCAGATAGAAAATATCCGCGTAGCTCAGGTCGAGAACGTGATGCTAATTGTTGGCGACTTTGCGCCCATGCGATTGGTAAACCTTGGTACGGATGATGATTGGGTGATAGACAACATCCCATTCTTGAACGTACCTCAGTATGACTTCGACGACGCTCAAAGCCCTACCCCGCAAGATGAGGTGCAAACACTGTATCTAGATCACTCGGGTGGCGGCCAATGGCAACGTGGCGACCGTTTTGAAATAGATATCGAAGGCATCCTTTCAAAGTCTATTAGCTATGCGGGTGACTCGACTGCCGATGAGCAAGCCGCGACTGTCTTCAACATCCAGAAAAACTTGCAAGAGATGCCAGTCTTTGGTGAGACGGGCGTAGCTGTAGAGAGAACAGGAACTCGGCTATACAGGATCACAATATCCGGCGAATCAACTAAAGATTTCGAGCTGTTCTCAGGCTATGTCACTGAAGGCTCTGCTGATCACGAGCTTGTGTTTACTAAGGTAGCTTCAGGCTCTCCACGTAAAGAGGATGTTTGGTCTGCTACCCGTGGATATCCGAACAGCATTTGTTTTTATGAGGGTCGATTGGTATTAGGCGGCACTGAATCCAAGCCTCAATCAATCTTCATGTCCAAGACGGGATCATTCTTTGACTTTGACATTGATGACGGCGATGACGATGAGGCGATCTTTGCCACTATCTCTTCACGCAAGCTGAATGACATTGTTGACGTGTACCCCGGTCGTAACTTGCAGATATTTACGTCTGGCGCAGAATTTGCAGTGACCAGCAAGCCTGTCACACCTAGCTCTATCACTATTGCACCCCAAACAGCGCACGGCGCGAACAAGGTTGAGGTCCAAGATGTGGACGGCTCGACCCTATTTGTGGACCGGCATGGCAAGTCCATTCTGAGCTTCCTGTATTCGTTCAACGAGGACGCATATACCACGGATGATAGGTCGGTACTGGCCTCACATTTGATCAACCAGCCGGTCGATATGGCGCTCCTAGCGGGTACTGCTAGTGACGACGCTAATTGGCTATTCATCGTAAACAGTGATGGGTCGGCGACTATCTTAAACACGCTGAGAAGCCAAGACATTAACGGCTATACCAGATGGAACACTGACGGCGATATCAAGAGCGTCTGCGTTGTCGATGATGAGCTTTATATCTCAGTAGAGCGCACGATAAACCTAGTGACTAGGCTGTTTGTTGAGCGTTGGGACTTTGACTATATGCTCGATTGCTCAACCAAGAAGGCTCGCACTGGCTCCAACATAACTGGGCTGAGTCATCTTGAGGCGGAAGAGGTGCAAGTTCTTGTTGAAACCGAGAATTATGTACTAGATCCCCGTTCAGTGTCTTCTGGACAGATAACCCTAGCCGCTAACGAAGAGTATTCCGGCGATTATGAGGTTGGATTGCTGTTCGTTCCGACTATCAAGCCCATGCCATTGAACACAAACATCGGATCAGGCCAGAACCAGATGCGGCTGAAGAAGATTGTCCGCATGAACCTGCGTGTATACGAGTCTTCTGGCATAAATATTGACGGCATCCCTGTACCTATCCGAGCGTTTGGTCCTGCTGGGGATACGTCTCCATTAACTCCTGAGCCTATTACGCCTGTAAGTGGCATAATAGAGGATGTTTACGATATTAACGGCTGGGGTAGAGAGGTCATACCGACGATTACGTGTCCTGATCCTACACCCATGCACATACAGATGATTGAATACGAGGTCGAAGGTAACTGATGGCTCTCCCAATATTTGCAATATTAGCGGCAACAAGCGCGGCAGTGTCGGCCTACGGTCAGGTGCAAGCTGGCAAAGCTCAGAAGGTAGCGCTGAAAGAACAAGCCAAGCAGGAAGAGTTAGCGGCTCAAAGCCAAGAACTAGCCCGACGCCAAGAATTAAACCGAGCACTAGCGGCTAATGTCGCGGCACTCTCAACAGCAGGAATTAGTGGGGAAGGTACGCCAGCAAGTCTGGCCTTGGAAAGCGCAC